TGGGATATGTACTTATCCCCAACCGTTGCAGGAAGGAAGGGAAAGGTAATTTTCATTACAACACCCCAAGGGTATGATTGGATTTATGATTTATATGCACTTGGCAAAAAAGATAAAGATTGGTATTCTACCCAACTGCCATCTTGGATAAACAATTATGAGTTCCCTGACGGAAAATATGACACAGCGATCCTTGAAAGAAAAAGAAATATGTCTTCTGAGTTGTTTGAGCAAGAGTTTGGGGCGATGTTTACTTCTCTTGAAGGTAGGGTGTATCCGTTTCTTGCTGAAGATGATGTAGGAGATTTCCCCTATGATCCTAAATTGCCAACCTACTGCAGTATTGATTTTGGATATAGGATGCCAGCAGTCCTATGGCTACAGACATACACAGAAGGTGGGATAGAACATATAAAAGTTGTTGATGAAATTATACATGAGAAAGACATTTCTACAGATAAATTAATCAGCATGATTCTTAAGAAGGGATATACCCCAGATGCCTATTACGGAGACCCGGCTGGAGGCTTCGTTCAGGGACAAACTGGGATGGGAGATATAGAACTGTTTAGAAGGAGTGGAATTAGAGTGCAGTACAGGAGAGATAAGGTAAGTAGAAGCATAAGCTCAAGCGTAACTTATGTGCGTGGGTTTTTTGAAAGTGCAGATGGATTAAGAAGAGTTCATGTTGATAAAAAATGTACTGGAATAATAGAAGATTTCTCAGGCTACAGATTTCCAGAAGCCTTAGATGGAAAACAACTTAAAAACGAGCCAGTAAAGGATGGGTACAATGAGCATGGAAATGATGCTTTCCGTTACTTTATTACAAATAGATTCCCAATGAAAAATCAAAAACTACAAAGGATAAAAAGATGAGCATGATAACCAACCTGCTGACAGAGCATAAATTAATGTCTGCACAAAAGAGACGAAAAGAGATAAGAAAGCATCTTGATTACTATTCGGGGACTTCCACCGCACAATATATCGCTGAATATTTTGATGGAGAGGCATTTAACGAAATTCCACCCTATGAAGCTAATTTTACAAGAAAATTTATTAATAAAATATCCAGAATATATACTTTAGGGGCTAACAGAAATTTAGGTTCTGCTTCTGTCACTAAGCAATACGAATCACTTACAGAACTGAAGAACGTAAGGATGAAACACTCAGAAAGAATAACCAGACTACTGGGGACTGTTGCCAATAGGGTACTTTGGAACGATATGAACCAAAGATTTGATTATAGACCTATTTATTACTTTGAATGTTACTTTGGGGATGACCCTTTTAGTCCTAATGCTATAATATATCCACTTTTAAATAAAGTACATGACCTATCTCAGGCTGGAGAAACTCAGTATGCTTACTGGGATAAGAACTTATATGCAATAACCGATAGCGATGGGGTAATATTAAGCGAACAGCCCAATCCCTATGGAATCCTCCCCTTTGTTTTTACACATAGAGAAGACCAGTTAGATGAATTTCTTGTTGAGGGAGCAAGCGATATTATTAATTGCAATGAACAGGTAAATATAGCTCTAACTGAAATGCAGCTAGGTATGAGATTCAATCTTTTTGGTCAACCTTGGGTTAGGGGTGTTGAGTCAGACCAGAACCTAATGAGAGCAGGTTCCAATGTCATTCTTGATATGGGAGATGAGGGTTCTTTCAATATTGCTTCCCCTCAAGGTAATATTGAAGAGGCTATAAAGAATATTAAGTTCCAAATTGAGCTGGTAGCTACAAATAATCATCTTTGGATTCAATGGTCAGAAGAAGGAGGGGAAGTTCCAAGCGGAATAAGCCTGATGATAAAAGACATGGAGAGGAAAGAGGACTATTTTGATGATATTGCCCTGTGGAGTATGTATGAAAAGGAATTTTACAGTATAGAGAGGGTTGTAGCAGAATACAATGGTGTTTCTCTACCTGAGAGTGATAAATTTAGAGTAGACTTTGAAGAGGTCGAGTATCCAAAGACAGTTCAAGACCAGATTGCAGAGGATACCTTCAGTTTAGAACATAATCTCACAACTGAGGCTAAAATCATGGTTAGAGACAATAAAGACCTAACATTAAAAGAAGCTCAAGCTATAATTGAAGAAAACGAAGCTGTAAATGGTATCAAAGAAGAAAAACCTCAAGAGGTAGAACAGAATGGCTGAAATAAAATTCTCAATATCCCAAAAAGGGAGCCTTAAAATGCTTGCCGAGTTCTTTAGCAATAGGAAAGAGATAAAAAAAGTAATTGGGAAAGCGGAAAATTATACTCCACTACTTGCAGAGGAGATGAAAAAGGTTATTGCAGATGGGGGTACACTTAGGAGCTTAAGAGATAGTACAAAAAAGGTAAGGAGGCTCAGGGGGCACAACATTACAAAGCCATTATTTGCTACAGGAGCCTTATATGATAGCATTAAAGCAACTAAAAATGGTGTTAGTCTTAACGGCTATGGGGTTTTCCAGTCTCAGGGGTTCACTCCAGACTATGTTCCGGGTCGAAACAAGGCTGGCGACCCCTACATTAGCAAGAAAACTAAAAAAGTAGCATTAAAACCTAACGACGGAGGCATTCCAGTCCCCCCACGTAATTTCCTTATATCTGTCAACAATGAGAAGGTTGCTAAACGTATCCGAAAAAGAATTAGTGGGAACCTACCGAAGGTTATTGCAAAGAACATGAGGGTTGGAATAAAAGTAAACACAGGGAGTTAATTATGGATAAAGACATAAAAAGAATCATGAAAGTTCTTAAGGAGTTATTGGTAATTGCACAGCACAATAACAATCTACTTGGATTTCTATGCAATCAAAAGCCAGAGCCACTCGACTATATCAGCTCAATGATTAGGAATACTCCCGATGAAATGATGGAAGAGATATTTAAGAACGATGCTCAACACGATGTCATTGGAGAATCTTAAGCGTACCTATGAATGTATTAAGTGTCCTGCAATCTGGACAACAGTCAGTCGTGAACAAAGTCAGAAGTCTGAACAGTGTCCAGAGTGTGGCAGCTTCGATTTAAAAATAATGGCACGTAAACCTAGGGTGAAAAAGTCTTAAGTGTCAGTTTTGTCTAGTAGTATATATTATATATTCTTTCTTGTAGTATTATATTAGACATTTTTGTCTACATACTTTGGACAAATTTGTCTCTATATAGAGCCATTCTTGTCCATATCCTTTACCTTATCCTCTAAGTCCTTAAGTTTAGATAGCCATTCTCTTTTTACATTAGGGCTTGTTCTTCCAGCTGGCAGAAGCTTTAAACCAACCTTCTCTGCTCTTTTCTTAAGCTGATAAGCTTCTTTTCTTTTTTCCAGCTTTCTAGCCTTGCTACTACTAATCACTCTCAAAGGTTGTTCTGTAAAGGTAGGTATCTTAGGTATCTCCCTGTCCATCACCTCTACATCTTCAAATTCCCCCGGAATTTCCGAATTTTTTAGAAATCTCTCAAAAGGACTTTCATGCTTAATAACTATATTCTTCTGTAGTTTACCACTATGTTCTAAAACCAATCTACCTGCCTGAACATTGCCTTTCATAGCTTCTTCTACCATGGCATCCAATACAGAAGGTAGTTTACTATTATATACTACCATATATTTATCATAGAAGGTTTCAACGAAACCGGGGTCTTTGTACCAGTTTGATATAGTACCTTGGGTTACACCAGAGTGTGTAGCTACGTCCCTTTGTGATGCTGTTGGATTATCAATAAGGAACTCAAGGGCAAGTACCTTTTGGGGTTTCCATTTGCTTGTTTTCATGTACCAATATATACATATGGGCATTAATTACCAAAGATTAATCACTATTTATACCATTTGGGCATTGTTTGGGCATTTGGTGAGTCTGGTTGGAATACGGGGACATCCGAGAGGCGATACGCCCTACCCACCAGCTAAGTTCAACAATATCAGTACTTACGGCTGTTTGGAGTGAGCACAGGGTAAAAAGAGCCTAAATAATCAGGGATCGTGGGTTACTGTACCCTATTTTTGGGCATATATGGGGGCAAAGTGGGTAATGGGTGAATATATCAAAATAACCAAAGAAAAACCTTGCATTTGTCAAATATTGAGCAGGGACAATAGAAAATAATTAAAAGTAATTGTAAAAGATATGATAAAAATTGTTTAAATTCATGCGAAGCATGAAGAAAAAAACAGACAACTTAAAACAGGAGAAATAAAATAGCATGAAAAAATCAACAGAAATAATCCTAGAGATATCTAGTGAAGTAAATAAGTTAAAAGAGACAGAAGATAAGATCAGAGAAAAGGTAAATATTCTTTGGTTGACTGACGCTATAGTAACTGGTTCACTGAAATATGATGTTTTCAATAACTCAGTTAGTGCAAAAGAATTTCGGTCAAGTTGCGAAGAGTCAAAAAAAG